CCGGAATATAGTAGGGCGATGAGTTGACGTAATGACTTTGCCCAACCTGCTTTGCTGTCAGCAACAACGATAGTAGTGTCGCTATTAAACATAAGCGCAGGTACTTCAGGTAGTTTGTTGACATACTTACTCTCTACTGAGAAACCAACACCAGTGCCACATAGCAGGATGTACATGGCTTCATCAAAGGATTTAACATCATCCACAGGTAGGTAGCTACAGTTGTAGCCAGCAGTGTTGTCACGCTCTAGTGCCTCACCAGCGGTCATCACTGCACGCATAGATGGCATAACCTCACGAGATAGAATGGCATTGTACAAATCATTCTTCAGACTAGCAGGCATTGAATAGCTATTCTTCTTCTGTAGTTGATTGTCAATGAAATTGATATAACGCTCTACAGTTTCAGGCCAATGCTCACGCCGATTCTTCTCATCCAAGAAACGACTGTAGCGGCTCTTAGCAATGAATGTTTCGTAAATACCCATGTCTTTATTCATCTTCTAATTCCTCTTCGTTATAAAATGCTACTTCTACAATACCTAGATAAACAGTGAAATATACTCCGGGTGCAGGAGATACTTCAAAGCCTAGTGTAAATCCCGCCATTAATCTGAATGCAATTGAAAGCATACTTTCTTTCCTTCCTTAGCAAGGTTATACATATTACTAAGGATGAGTTTAGCATCGTCAGATAACATGTCATAAAATAGTGGGCCATACTTACCACTGCACACTACATAATCAAAGTCTTTAACTACGTGGTGTAGCCAAGCTTCTTCTTCATTCCACTCATCGGTCATCGCCACTACCTTTCAAAACATTACGTTCCTTACGGCTACGCAGCTTGTTAACATTACTAATAGCAACATCATCTAGAGACATACCATACTTCTTAGCAACCATTGCTACAAAGAACAATACATCACCTAGCTCTTTTTTTAGCGGCTCTAGCGGGACTTGTCCTTGGTTGTCCCTTACTGCTTTTGCGAACACGTCCAGTACTTCCCCCGCTTCCGCCCCCAGACCGTACACCAGATACTCTCGATTGTCTGACTCTGGTAGTAGAAACTGTTTCACCAGTTGTTGATATTCGCTTAGCGTCATTCTTTTCTTCCTTTGTCTTTACTTTGTGGCATGTCTTACACAATATTTGTAGGTTAGATTTCTCACAGAATAGGCGATCAATGTACACATCCCAAGAAACAAAACCAGTGAGTTCAACCACTGGTTCTTTATGATCTACTTCAACATCCTTGGAGGTAAACTCATCTTTACAACTAGCACACGTATAGTGCATAGCTAGCTTACCTGTCTTCTTATTTGTCTTCCTACCTACTTCAGCTTCCTTTAGGGCTTTCCATTTAGGAGGCCATCTACGCATTCCACCACGTAGTGTACTAGTAATGAAACTTCGATAGCGTCCTTCTGTCCATTCCCCGTCATTGCGCTTTACATCACCCACGGAATTACTTTTGTCCAAGCAGCGAAATGGTGCATAGTGCCGTTGCTGTCAGTGCATTTGCTGTACATTCCGTCCACACCCAAGAACTTGAATACATCGCCAAACGCAAACTCTTCACTAGCTGGTGGCACACTAACTGCATCTTGCGGTGCAAGCTTAAATAGTTGTCCAATTTGCAAATCATACAGTGCTTTCATGTCTGAAATGTCGATTTCATTTATCATGTTTTCCTCATTTAATATTCATCCATAGTCCAACTTGTGCAAAGGCATAACCAGTCCAAATCATGCCGTTTGCTGTCTCACCCTTCATCCATTGTAACACACCTACAATGAGGTAGCCTAGACCAGTTGCACCTACAATGAGATGTTCAAGACTCATCTTCTTCATCCGGTGGCAGTGGTCGATAAACAGTGTTCATTGTTTCAAAACTACCATCACTAAACTTCTTCAACACGCTACTAGTACGAACAATGTCTCGACCCCATACGTAGTGATCTACTGTGTGTACATGTGCAACCTCATGTCCGGGAAACATCTCTGTATCCCATCGTGGATTACCTACATAATATACCACTGGTTTAATTTTTACGGATTCCATACTTTCTCCATTGTTGGATAGCATTGTAGCAGAATGTGTTTACATTGCTCAGCTACTTCTCTGTGCTCTTTCTGAGTTGCCTTATCTGTCCGTACATCAATGTAATGTAGCCAATTGCGTAGCGTACCCTTCATATACATGCGGCTCATTGTAAGTCCCTCTGGTAGCAACTTACGTGCAACTTCTTTTGCAATACCTTTATCAAGTGCCTCATTGTATGCGCTGTCACACACACTAATGATTTCAGCTTGAATATCGTTCCACCAACTGTTTAGCAACATGTTGTCTGTCTCTAAAGAGTTCTGACGATTCTTGTGGTCTTGCAACCGTACTTCGCTTTGCTCGTACCCCTGTACCTTAGCATAGCGTTGACTAAACTCTTGAAAGTAGAAACTGCGATGACGTAACACTTGTCGTGCAATGTCTCGTGTAGTTTCAATTTCAACACACATATCAACCATGTCTAGTGGCGACCAATGCTTGTTATTAATAAGGTATTGAACAAGCTTAGATGCCGTAGCGCGGTTGTCTTGATTCTCTGGATTACTTACACGTGCCATGTAAGCTACCAAATCCTCACCTTCAGGAGTTGACCAGACTAGTTTTACCTTGCTCATATTCTTTTACCTGTAGTTTCCAATCTTTGTTGCGTTCGTTATTAATAACTTCCCGCTTCCTATTCTTCCCAATCTTCTCCAGTTCCATAGTCGAACGGCTCGTCTTCATCAAAGTCTTCTTCTGTGTCGTCATTTGCTTCAAAGAATTTATTGTAGTTTGCAACTAGAACATCTGGTAGTAGATTGATAAAATCTTCTACACTCAGTCCTAATGCAATGGTTAGTTCAACAGGGTCGTCAAAGTTCTCTTCAATGAATTGTTTTACTTTCCATAGCTTATCGTTGTAATTCACCGTATCGTCTCCCTAGGTACTCAATTGACAAAAACATCTCGTCAAAGTGTCCGTCGTTTACTTCATTCAGCATAACTAATCCACGCCAATGTTTGTTACTGAGTTGATCCATGTAACTCTCATCGTGTAGATAGTAGCTTCCTGCAATTATAGCACAGATTGGTTGACCATCTGCACGTTTACCGTAGGCTACTTGCTTTCCTTGTTGATGACCAGCAATGCAAGACATGTGGAGCTTACTAATAATAGCACTGGCAGTACCAGCGGGCCTACCCATAGCTCCAACAGGCCAATAATGGTTGAAACCAACACCATTGATAAAAACAGGATGGAGGAATTCATGTACTTCCCAATCTTTTTCGTAACATAAATCCTTGGTAGAGATAAGTCCATCAAGGGTTGGATTATTGTTAACTGCTCTATTGATGCGGTTCTCGTGATTGCCTAGCAGCATAACCATACGAGGCTTGTACGCCTTCTCTTTGTTCTTCTTCTGCTTACTCTGCAATTCACGTAGAGGTGCTAGCAATTGTTGCATAGCATTCTTAGCCACTTCAATGTCGTTCTTGTAACGCAGTCCTTCAAAGTATTTACTTCCTTTAACATCGTGCGTTGACAAGCTAGGCATATCGGCAAAGTCTCCTAAGTTCACCACAACATCAGGCCGGTAGTCCACAATGGCTTTCCCGGCCCATGTTAGATGCTCTGTAGGTACACCGTCCTTAATCTGACAATCCGGGAGCACTAGTATCTTCATCATCTTCCTCTGCTAGTTTGTAAAGTGGTTCCCAATAACTATCTACCCAACCCTGTACACGTTCATGTACACCTACATAGCCCACATTATCTAGAAACTTTGCAAACTCTAGAATGATGTTGTCCCACTTAGTGTCCGTTGAGAATGTGACAGCGTTATTAATAACTTTAATGTGTGGGTATTCAACGTCGTCAAAGATCATATCCTCTTCTGGTTGGCTCTCGCTGAAATGAAATTCAAAATGTTTACTCATGTTCATCTCCTTCAATTACTAAAAATGCTTTTACTGCTTTGTATTTACCTAGTTGATGGTTCTCTTGATATTTGATTTCTCGGTTAGCACTAACATCAGATACGTACAGCTTAGGTGTTGTTGTATTTTGCGTACACTTAAACATACCTGACGCTTCTTCTTGTAAGAGCCAAGCTTCCTTAATTACTTTCATTAGTAATCTCCATAACTCGTGGTGTGTCTACAACTTCTACTAGAAACTCTGGGCCACTGGCATACAAGAATGTACGCATCTCAGGCCAGCATTGCTTCTTGAAGTTGCAATAACTGCAACTAGTGCATAGCTTCTTATTCTTACTGGTCTTGCTAGCAGGTACTGAATCAAGTCGTTGAATAGTATCTGGTGTTTCTAACGATACAGTTTCAACAGCATGTTCAGCTTGTAGCTTAAACAGTGTTTTGTTTACTTCAATAGGATAGTAGTTTACGTGCCCGAGTTCTTTCTGGATAGTAAGAAAACCAGCATTATCAGCGCCAAGAGTAGTAGCATAGCCGTTAAGTTGTTGATAGTAGCCAAAAGGGTCATCGACTAGATTGTTCTTAAACTTCTCTTCAGAGTATTTAGTAACACTCTTAACGTCAACGGGTACTCCGTCAATGATTGCGTCAATACGCCCTCTAACTACCCAACCATCGCCTACCTCATACACTACACGCTCTTGCTTACCAGTAACGCTGTGACCAGCATCCTCTGCTACGTTGAGCACAAGTTCTTCTAGAATATCACCGTAGAAAAACTTAAGCAAACTACGACCATCAGGCTTATCGCCAACATTCGGCATATTGTATTTATACCATAGGCGACGAGGGCATGGGTCGCCAACTTCACTGAAGTAGAGAACCTTGTCTTCACGCTTACGTTCCTCTTGGTTAAACCATTTATCGTAGCTGACATGTACGTGGTTGTTACTAGTAGCAGGGGCAAAGCCCCCTTCCACTAGCTTGTAAATGTCATCTACAAGTGTGTTAACTGTTTTCACGCAGTCATTTCCTCTGCTTGTGCTAGGTCTAGATCGCCACACGAGTATGCTTCAAACTTACGTGCAATGCGGACGATGGTTTCAGCATATGCATCTAGGTCTTCAATGTCACCATCTTGTGATGTTACATAGTCACATACAGCTTTAGTAGCGTTAGTGATTGAGTTCTGTCGAACAATGGCACGATCACCGTGTAGTGGAGGGATGGGGAACACCTTAGCAGGAGGGCTATAGGAACCCTTAGAACCGCCTGTAGGAGCCGTTGACACGGCAGGAGCACCTGTACCCTTAGCCAGCATACGAACGCTTGTTAGGTCTACGTTCTTGCCATAGGTGTTCTCGGTATATTGAAAGTCTACAGTGTCGCCAATGCCAAACGTAGGCTTCTTGAATCCGTAGCTGAATCGCTCACCACCTGCATGGATGGTGTATGCAGGCTTAGGGCCAAACTTGGTTGTAACTTCTTTAGTAGTGATGTTTTCAATAGTGTAGCTCATGCTTCAATTTCCTCTTTATCTTGCCAATTAATTCCTGCTTCAACACCAACTCCAAGCTTACATGGAAAGTCAATGTTGAAGATGCTTTTCAAATGTAGAGGTGCGCTCTCTAACGTTTGTTTTGCTAGTGTAGCACACTCTTCTAACTTGTCAATAGGTACATCAAGTACCACGCTGTCATGCACAGTCATTACTAGTTTCACATCTGGTGTTAGACCAGCGTCTTCCAAGTTGCGTAACAAGATGCCAACCATCATAGGTACTACGTCACCAGTAGCAAAGCCCTGAATGGGCCAGTTCTTTAGTTCCGTGGGACTGAATGACAGGCCTCCTTTGTACTCATTCGGATACTTGTTGAAAATGTAATGACGACCTGTAGGACTGCTGTGAAAGTAAGTGTATTGAGGGCCAGATTTATCTGGGTCATAACTTACAACAGCTTCCTTCTCTGCCTTTGCAACTATTTCTTCATGGTAGCGTTTAACTCCTTTGTATCGACTGTAGAATGTGTTAATGAATCTCTTAGCAGTTGCTCTATCACAACCACTTTGCGCCATAAGTGTAGACGCTCCGCCTCCGTAAACGAGTAGAAAGCTAAATCGTTTAAAGGGTTTCCGTTCCTTGTCAGTTGGATACCGACCATACATCTCCTTGTACAACTCTCTGTGCATGTCTCTACCGTTATTAATATCGTCAATAAGGGTAGTGTCGTTGGCTAGGTAGGCTAGTGCCACCATCTCTAGCTGGCTGTAGTCAAGTTCCAATACGTTGCCGTTAGCGCCATAACGACTGACATACGCTCGTTTAACATCACCTGTGTCTGTTTGGTTTTGCAGGTTAGGATTGGTTGAAGACAATCTTCCTGTCTTGGTAGCGCAGTGGTTGAGATTGGGATAAATGTTATCGTCAGGAAACCGTAGGGATAAAAGCCCTTCATAATAAGTGTCTTTAATTTTGCTTGCTTCACGGATGATGAGTAGTGTGTCTGCAATTGCATCGCCTTTAACAGCAAGTTGTTTCAGCACACTGTCGTCAGTTGAGTAGTAGCCACTCTTACCCATCTCACCAATGGGGTCGTACTTGCCAACTACCTTACGTGTCTTCTCTACGTTCTTGTACTTGTCCTTCCCGTTCTTGTACTGACCTACAAGTTCACGCTCCACATACTTTTCTTCACCTCCGAAGAAATAAAGAGACAGTTGCTTAGGGCTAGCTGTGTCTAGATCAGGTGCAAACGTCTTCACTGTATCTTGTGCTGCCTCTAGAACTAGGGCGTAAGCATCTCGTTGCTTGTACACATAGTCCCAGTCAACACGCATACCGTTTCTATTCATCTCAATAGTTGCACGTAATGCGTCCATCTGTGTGAACATTAGCGGCAATATGTCTTGTGCTTCAGCTTCTGCCCATTGTGCCTCAAAGATGGCGGCAGTGTTCTCTACATCACCTTTTAGGTAGTCAAGTAGTTCAGCTTTAGGGATGTCTTCTGTCTGTATTCCAGCCTTCCAATAAGCTTTAATCTTGTCATCCTTCAGTGCATGTTTACCAACATACTCTGCTGTCAACTCATCTAGGCTAGCATACATATGCTTCTGACCACTGAGTAGGTAGGCTGCTAGCTGTGTATCCCAGATACGTGGCAACTTGTTACTAGTATCACGATAGATGTACAGCAGGTCAAACTTAACGTTATGACCAATGACTAGTGATGCTTTGTCACATGTGTTACGCACTACATCTAGCTGGCCTTCTAGACCTTTGCTGTCATAGTAATGCCCATAACTACCACCTACAAACTTGAATCCAGCAGCAATGACCTTGTTACCACGCCACATAGGGTTGCCACTGTTGTTGCCAATAGGACAGCGTATCGTAGTTTCAAGGTCAATTACTAGGTTCATTTGCCAGTTCCGCTTTGACAGAAAACAATAAGTCTGCAACGTTCATAACGTGTGCACATTCCGTAGGTATGTACGGCTTTGTTTTAGCTTCACTAACCCAACAATGTTTATTCTCTTTTGAGAATACGATTTCAAACCAAACATCGTTAGTATTTCTAAAATACATTCGCATGTACCCATCTTTTTCTAGTACAACATCTCCTTGTTTAACACTACTTAGTTTTCCACTTACTGACATATCGTGCCTTTGCTGGTTCAATGTCCACTTCAAAACACCCGTGTCTGTGTGCTTCAAGTGTTTCGCTCCCCCCAAAAAGCTTGTTCTTTGGGATATGAATGAAACGCTGTAAGTCCATACCCGGTTCATTACTCTTGCCAATCGTGATGATTGCATCAGCTTCTCCAATCTTGTCGGTCTTGCTACCTCGTAGCTGGTTCATCTGAATCCACTTCTCACCCTCACCTGTACCATCTACCTGACTAATTGCAATGACTGGGCAATATTCTTTTGCAACATCTCTCGCCCACTCATACAACTTACCAATGCGTAGGTCTTCACGTGCTTCATAATCGAATCCATGTACCTTGTCAAGTTGGTCAAAGATGATGAGTCCCGGCTTAAACTCTTTGAACAGCATGTTAATCTTGTTCACTGTCTTGATGCCGCTGTCGTCATCTAGGATGAGGAATCTATCACCACCCATAAATTTGAATGATGCCTCGTGGTTAGCAGGGTCAGCCAACAAATCGCTACTAGTAACTTGGTGTGCTGCTTGAATGACACGCATCATAACCTTGTTACTTGCTTCCTCATTGTTAATCCAAATCACATGCTCATCTGGTTGCAACTGCTCCATCATGTAGCTGGCTTCACTTGCTGTGAATGTTGTCTTACCTGTCTCAGGTCGTGCTGCAATGATGACGAAATCACCTTTGCGTAACGGGCCTAGACTGATGTTCAGTTCCTTCAGTCGCCAACTTAGCCCACCACTTGCAACAGTGTCAGACAAGTAGGCTAGTGATGGCTTAACAAACACCTCGTCCTTCTCTACGCTGGCACCAATCTCTTTCTTGTAGTGATTCAGCATCTCTTCAATTGACAGCAAATCACCACCATGCCCTGTACCTATCTTCAAACACACATCGTAAATCTGCGTAGCATAATCTGTCTCAATGAGTTTAGCTAGCAAATCCTTAACGATGGGTGGCGGCTTATCTAACGCATCCTTCAGGTTATCAAACGCAATCTCATACGTTGATGGGTCTTTAATCTTCTTACCTTTGACAATGAAAAAGAATGTACGAAACTCCCTAATGTCAATTGCTGTACGTGCAGGATAGTTGTCCCAGTATTCACCTAACACGTTGAAAATCTCCAAGGTGATCGGTGATACGTTGTGCTTCTTCACGTGTTCTTTGAATCGTAGGTAGTCTACCTTGTTACTAGTAACTGCCAGCAGATCAATGTCATAACTCATTACAACTCCATTTCTCTCAATGTTTCTAAATCCAACTCCTTTGGTTGATGGTTGAATATGGCAGTGAGACTAGGGCATAGAGGCCCTAAGTCAACAAACAGCTTACGTGCTGCTGTGTGCCCTGCAACATCATCGTCTAACCATAATACCACACGCCCATGTGCCGTTGCAATCATAGTAGCCTGCTTATCCATCTTAGTGCCAAGCAAACATAATGTTGGATAACCTGCCATATGTAGTTTATAACTACTTAATAAATCTTCTACAACTATTAAAGGTTTAGCTGTATGATATGTATTTAGATAACTATATCTTTGTTTACTATAAGTAAGATATTTAGGTTTCTTATTATAGCGTCTTACTTGGCAACCTGCAATACCCCCACCACTACCGCTGAACACAGGCAACACAATTCCGTCAACCCCCTCTGTGATGTGATAGCCATCACATTTAACATCGTTGAATCCATATTGCAACAGCCACATCTGTCCTGCAATGTCAAAGCTATCAAATCTATTCCTAACTGTCAACTCTGCATGTGTTGGCATGTGTGTCCCTTTAGGGAACACGGCAGTGGTTGTTTCCTCTTTAATGCGCTTAACTGTCTCCTTTGGTCGGTAATATCCGCTATCTCCACAGTTATGACAATGCCATAGATAAGCACCGTCTACGTTCTTAACGTACAAACGATGCTTGTTGTCTGCACCTGCTGGACAATCTGCATGGTTGTACTTACCTTGCTGGCCTTCGTCCAAGTCTTCATAGTCAGGTGCGTTACTAGTAAGTACTGCCAACGCATCTCGTCCGTAGTGTGTTGTCATTTATCCTCCGTTCTTCTCGCGCAGCTTGGCTTCTATGGCGCGGGCAAAGGCGATGTCGCACCACGGGTTGTTGTCGTTTGCATTGTCGTGGGCAATATCTTCGATTTCTTCTTTGTCCAGCCCAACCCATTGCCGCTGTGCTGCGGGTGTTGAGTGGTTTGCAATCGCTTTGTTCAGTGCAATCTGATCGTGGACACCCCACGCCACAGGCTCCTGCACAGGTGCTGCTGTACTGGCCCATGCGCCATGCTTATATCCGTCTTTCCAACCTTGGTCGTATGCGGGTGGGGTAATGTAGAGGGCTTCCGATGCGTAGCCTTTGTCTCGCCAATGCCCGTCTTTGTCGGCAGCCCTTGGGTCGCTGGGAGGCCAAGGAAATGCATTGACCATCTTGCCGTTATGCATCCATGCGGACGCCACAGGCTCCTGCACAGGTGCTGCGGGTGGGGTGATGTAAAGGGGTGTAAGGTTTCTTTTCTCAACAAAAGGGTCGTGTACTGGCTTGCAAAACAAAATCAGCTTGTCCCATCCACCAATACCAGATGAGCTTTTGGTCGCCTTCTGTTCCCACATCCACGCCACCGGCTCCCCGCGCTCTGCGCTTTGCTTCTCTGCTTGCTCGATGGCGGTGCGGAGGGCGGTGATGGCGGCGTCACCTTTGTCTGTGCGCCAGGATTCCTCCAACGCCTCCAGCGCCTGCGTCATTGCTTCGATGGTCGAACTACGTTCTTCGCTGCTCATGTGTGCTCCACAATCTTGATGTTGGTCATAGAAATAATTTGATGACAGACCTTGCATGGCTTAGCCAGCAATGGCCTACCACTCTTACCATAACGTGTTACTAGTATGCGGTGTGCTTTGTTCCAATCGCATTTAAGCAATGCTGCCACCTCTGCATGTAGAAACACCTTATGTGGTTCCCCCACCTCTGCCGCTATACGGGCTTGTAGTGGGTGTGTTTTAACATAGCTGTTCTGACCAGAGGAAAGCAAGCGCCCCCTCTTGTCATACACGAATGCACTCACCGTGTGTTGTTGGCACATAGTTCGAATAGGTTGAACACAAACTCTTCTCCGTCTGCAAGTAGCCAGCCTGCTTTATATTTTAATTCTCGATACATAGTTCCTGTATTTAGATGGTAACACATAAGGTTGTCTGGCCCACTGGCTACATCTAAATACACGCGATATGTGCCCTCCACATGAGTAGATTTAACTACATCACCATGCTTAATTCTATGCGTGTTCATTTGCCAAATACCTTTGTGTAAAGTTCTTGCACACTCTTACCATCATCAGCAGTAAGCTTCTCAATGTAGCTAACCTGCAAGGCATACTGCACGTCATAACGCTTCTGCTTACGTGCCCAGTTAATGAGGGTACGTGGCGACATAGTGAGGCCCACCTTATTCTGCTCATACGCTGTACGTACAAGGTTAGCAAACCTCACCATGTTAGTGGCTACTTCTTTGTTAACATCACTTTTACTAGTAATGATGTCAACCTCATGCTTCTGCGACAGATAGCCAAGTCGGATAGTGTTGGTGAATCGGTCAATGGTAGCTGTGTTCTGCACACCTACGCCAGAAAACGCACCAGTAATATCTCCTTGACCAGTAGTGTTACCAGCAAATACAAGTCGGAAATTATCGTGTGGAATAACTGTTCGATCATCACTTGTCCCCGGCTTTTCCTTGAGATAGAGATAGCCACCATCTTCTAGCAGGTTCTGCATACCCATTGCAATCTCAGCAGGCATGAGTTCCCACTCGTCAACGAGACACACTGCACCATACTTAGCAGCCTCCGTAATGGCACCATCTTCCCATACGGTAGCACCACTACGTACAACCAGCGTACCAAACAAGCTAGATGATTCAACATCACCAGACATATTGATACGGATGAATGGGCGACCTAGCTTAGCGCACACATACTTAACTAA